GCCAACTCAGTACCATACGGCCTGTAGTCAAAGCTCGTTGCTGTTGAGCCTTTTTCCAGTTGAACGCCTGTGATGTAGAACGTAGCACCGTTTGTGCCGACTACTGATGTTGCGCCTGTGGCTGAAGCATAGTTAGCCGCCGCCCATGAGCCAGCAGTTCCACTCAATGTTGAGCCAGCACCAAGACTAAATGAAACAAGACAGCCTGCGGCGTTTGTTGCACCTATCCATGTCCCAGTTGTATCTCCAGCGACAGTTACAGTTTTTTGCTCCCATGTATTTGCCAAACTGATTGTGTAGCTAAAAGGATAAGTACGATTGGCTGCTGCATTGCTAAATGCTCCACCAAATGTTCCAGTCAAAGAACTACGCACCCAAAATGATAATGTGACTGTGGATGCGCTTGCAGTTCCCCATGCCATATCAAAGAAGTTGAATCCTTCAATGTATTGGCGAAGAATATAATAATCTGTCGAACCAACCGATGTGGCAGCAGAAGATGTCACAGCTAAATAATCAGCAAACCCTGTTGGAGCCGCAACACCAGTAACTGTTTGTTCAACCGTGTATTTAGATGTAACTGAGTTTAAAGAGCGCCAACGGTCAAGCGTGTAAATATCCGTTGTGGCTGTAACACTCGCCCCAGCATTCCTCTGGTCTATGACCATTGCGCCATTGATGATGCGGTTTTTCATGGAATAGAACTGACCGTTTGTCGGGCTTAGTAAGCCACCGTCCACTTGCGTCAAAGCCATTTATTTCTCCTCGGCATATCGCCATTTGTATCCAGCACCAGTTTTGTTTCTGCCAGTGCAAACTGTGTGTATGCAAGAGCGTGAAACTTCCAAAGCTCTTGCCGCATCGGCCACAGAATCGTATCTTGTTTCTGTGCCGTCAGCATCTATTCTGATGACTGCATGGGGCTTCTTTCCGCCACCTTCAGGACGTTTTCTGCCGTACAACGGACTGTCTTTGCCCTTCGGCTTGGGCACTCCACGCATAGAACTTGGCTTACCCCACATGGGGTTGTCAGAGCCCTTCTTGCCAACCCAAGGTCGTTTTTGACCTATACATGGGCTTGGCTTGCCAAACATGGGGTGAGTCTCTCCCATTGGCGCTCCGTCAAGCCCGTTTTCAGGAATCAGGTTTGCCCATTCTGGGCTGGAGCCAATTTGGTGCGCTTCGCAAAATTGCTTGGCGGCGGCAAGACACCGCTCTTTGTCAAAATAAACACCCAGCAAACCAACCTCAACATCCCTGCCGTGCTTTTTCATGTGGCGCTTCCAATACAGGCCACTGCCTTTGTATTGGTGCATCAGGTTTAAATTGGCTGTTTTGCAGAAATAACGCAAGCCAGTGACCCGATGACGCATTACCAACAATGCGGTCGGATTCCAAACTTGCGTGAGTGCCATTATGTGTTCTCCTCTGCGGGAAGGGGTTGATTGCCTTCAGCAAGCCAAGCAAGATAGGCTTGGTAGTCGGTGTTGTCGGGGTCAAAGGGGATAGACCATCCATCAGACCGCAATACTCCACATGAATTACCAGACATATTGTTTTTTAATTTGTATGTGACCATTTATAACTCCGCAGATGCTTGAAGTGCAATTGTTCCAGCAGTTGCCGCCACATAAAATGTGGTTGAAGCGTGATAAAAACCTGATGCAGAAATTCCTTCATAAATTGTCGGAGTTGCTCCAATCCATGATGCGCCTGAACCAAGAGCAGTTGAAGCCGATGCTCTTTTCTGTACTTTATATACCCATGATGTTCTATACGATGCAGATAATGAGTAGTAACTCATGTTTTCAAATCCAGCAGAGTTTGCGTAAAGAACTTCATAATACCGCTGACACAAAGCCAACTCAGTACCATACAAACGCTGTTCAAACGGTGTGGCGGTAGAGCCTTTTTCAAGTTGCACACCTGTGATGTAGAAGGTGGCTCCACTGGTTGCGGAGAGCTTTACACCGCCAGTCAAACCAAAAACGTTGGAAGCCGTCCATGATCCCGCTGTACCAGAGTATGTTGAACCAACTCCCAAATCCCAATTCATATACAAAGACGCAGAATTATCTGTAGGGAATGTGCTAGTTGTTGGTGCTGGTATAGATATAGTTTTATATTCCCATGTGTTTGCAACATTGACAGTATAAGAACCAATAAAACTATACGCACTTGCATTCTGAATAGAAAAACCATATGTCCCAGTTATGCTTGAACGAACCCAAAAAGACAATGTAGCCGCAACTGCGGCAGATGTCCCCCATCCAAAATCTGAAACGTTAAAACCTTCAATTTTTTGACCAACAGTTGAGTAATCTGTAGCGGCTGTTGCAACTCCTGTTGTCACAGAAATTAAAATGCTATTTACAAAATTTGATGGCGCTGTTGTTGATCTTTGAGCTGTAATAACACCGCCAGTATTAACTCGTGACGCATTAAATCTATCAACAGGAAAAGCTTGTGTCAAACTTAAAGTAACACTCGCCCCCGCATTCCTTTGGTCGATCATCATGTTCCCATTGATGATCCGATTTCTCATCGTTACATTGTTTGCACCTGACTGCGCAATCGAGACTACGTTGGTCATGAGTTACCTTTCAATGCGGCTACATCTGCTTGCAGTTGGGTGATTGTGCTGACTTGGGTGTCTACCAATGCTTTGAGTTCTTGGATGGCTTTAATAAGTCGAGCATCGTTCTTGTTCAAATCAGTCAGCGTCAGCATTCCATCTTCACGCTCACCAACCAAGTCTGGGTAGATTTCCTGAACTTCTTGTGCAATAAATCCAATTTGATGACCACCGCCTTCTGACTCAATGTAGTCAAACTCGACAGTACGCAAGGCCATGATGTTGTCAAGCTGTGAAGGCAAGTCAACAATGTTTTCTTTCAAGCGACTGTCAGAGAATGAGCCAAAAGCCGCCGCACTTGAGCCGTTGGCATTTATTTGACCAGAGCCAGAGCCAGAGTTATTTACGCCAAACTTAATAAAAATTTGTGAGGTTGTGTTGTTGTTATCAAACTTACCTACGTTTAACGCAGATGTAGAAACATCACCAGAAAACCCTGTGTAAAAAAGACCTGCACCACCAGATGTTGGACTTGCGCTAATAAATCTACCGCTGATTGTTCCGTATGCGGTCGTAGTAGTCCCCACCAGCAAGTTACCGCTGGAGTCGATACGCATCTTTTCTGCGGCTCCATTGGTTGCATCAGAGGTATAAAACAACATAGCCGCAGGAATGTAAGAAGCCCCTGCCGCCGCTGTTTGATTAACCGAAATATATCCACCACCAGTAAGTGCGCTACTAGAATTAACGCCTTCAAAAATTAAATACCCAAGAGCATCTCCACTTTGTGTAGCGGTTAACGTGCCAACAGTTGCGCTTCTACTACGACCAAGGTTAATCATTGCCCCATCGCCAGCCGCAGTATTACTGAAGGCATAGGATGAAATGCCCGGATAACGTGCGCCACTTGCTGTTACTTGTAATTGTTGTCCAGCCCCACTACCCCAACTTGAAATGGACGATGACAAACCAATCAAAGTTTTACCAGCACTGTCAACTTCAAACACCTCTGTGCCGTTGACTTGGGCAATCAAAGGTTTCTGGCCTGTGGCGCTGTTGACAATCAACTGCCCGCTGATTGAGCCGCCTGTGGTTGGCAAAGCATTCAGAACAGAAGACACGTAGAACGACTCAGTGGTAATCGTGTCACCAACAGATGCGCCGTTGACCAGAACAACTGATGTGCCTGTCGTAGCCGTGTAGTCAGATGCGGCCAAACGAGAGCCGTTGCGGTACACGTCCACATATCCAACGGTGTAGCTGGGGATGCTGAAGGTTGTCTGTCCTGCGGTGGCTGTGGTGTCTGTAACCGTCCTGTAGGCTGTTGTGGTCACGCCTGAAGCTGGGATGCCCAGATACCGTACAGAGATGTTGCTTGTGCCTGTAGGCGGGGCGGCAGAGAACGTCAGGGTGGTTCCTGAGACAGAGTATGTGCTTGGGTCTTGCAACACCCCTGTGATCGCCACAATGACCGAGGATGTGGTTGCAGGAGCCACCGACATGGTGAAGGCGACAGTCGAGCCATTCCCGCTAAAGGTGTCTGTTAAGAATGCCGCAGTGAACGGGGTATTGCCTACGTATGCCATAGTGTTTACTCTCCAGCGGGTTTGTTTGCTTCCAACTGAGCTTGGTAGGCGGCAATTACATCTGCTGTCCATGCCACGTTGCAGATGGCTACAACATTGTCAGGTACACCAGTCAGGTCTTGACCCGGTGCAAGGCTTGAACGGTGGTAAGTCTTGCTGAGTTCGTTGCCATCTTCCATGATGCGTGTTGCTTCACGGTACAACACAATACCGTTTTCAGTGACGGTGATGGAATCTATGACGGTTGATTTTGTAAGTGACATGATTTACTCCTTATGCGTATTGAGCCGTGTAGCCTTTGTGGGCGTACTTTCCGTTGATTGTTTGATGCAGGGTTGATTTTGTCAGCCCGTGTTGTCGGCAGAACTCTGCCATGTTGAACACCTCAAGTGATTCACCTTCTGGTGTTGTGATGACAAATCGTTTTGCCACCTCATTACGCACACGAAACTTTCTGGTGTAATTCCTGCGATTGCTCATTTGCTGACTTGGCGTTGCCCAACGCAGATTGCCAGCTTCGTAATGACCATCATTGTCAATACGGTCTAACGTCATTCCTTTTGGTCTTGTGCCGACAGCCTCAAAAAACTCACCAAAGTTATTGAACAAAAACTGAATGCCACGACCACCATGCGTATACCAACGACCAGAATTCGGGTTTGTGCAACGCTGTTTTGCGTCTTGATAAGCCCGATACTCAGGTGTTTTGCTTACGTTGGTTGTTTTGGTGAGTGACATGATTTGTTCCTTTGTTGTGTCCGACTACACTAATCTGGTGTAGTTAAATTGTATAAAATCCACTAATGAAAAAGTTAGCGGCAGCAGTGGTTAGTGAAGTTCCAATATATGTACCATTTGAAGTGGTATAAAACCAAACCTGAGTTAACTGAATTGATAATGTCGGTAAAGCACTTGTAACTGCTGCTTGGTTTAAGCCTGTACCAGTTCTATTATATGAGCCGCCAAAAGCATTAGCATTAGATGCAGAAAAAGGTAGCCCAGATATATTTAAATGACTTGCATTTCTAGTCCCCCCAGACAATGTTAGCTCAATGCCAAAATAAACAACATTCCCAATTTTGGTATATATACCGTTTTGTGTTGTATATGTAGGACTAGTTATCCCACTGCCAATGGTAGGTGTCCAAGTACCTTCCTCATAATCATCCAGCGTGTTTACGTCAGATGATGCTGATTGAGTTGCAGGGAATGTGATGCCAGCACCAGAAGCCGCAGGAGTAGCGTTACCAACACCAATGGTGGTTGTTGCTTTAGGAGTTGTCAGTGTGGGGCTTGTTGATAGCCCGTCTGTTCCAATGGTACTGATTGGCATTATTTGTTCTCCAAAAGCGTGATGCGGTCAGTCAGTGAAGTGATGATGGCTTGTTGTTCTTGGATTGCGGCTGTCAGCGTAGCGACCAAGAAGCTGGTGTCAACATTTTGATATTGCGGGTTGCCTTCAGAATCCACTGCGTCTTTTTCGCCAACAACAGCATCAGGACAAACCTCAGCTAGTTCGTGAGCAATGAAACCTTGGCTATCAACATCACAATCTTTCCATGTATAGGTACATGGTTTAAGAGCAGAAATTTTTTCCAACGCACCGACCATTGGAAGAATGTTTTTCTTCAAACGATAGTCTGAGGATGTGCCGTAAGTAACTGCTGACGTTGCGCCAACCCTAGTAATAGCTCCGCAAGATGTTCCATTAGTAAAGAATGCTTGAAACTGCGTGGCAGAAGCTCCAGTCGTTTCATTAATTGCAAGCCCATTGTTTGTTACATCACTATATGCAATGAGTGTTTTTCTTGCGTTAATCGTGGCAGTTGCCCCCACCAGCAAGTTACCGCTGGAGTCGATACGGGCTTTCTCTGCGCCGCTAATTAACCAAGAGTGATATGACGCATCTTGTGCGTTAGCTGTGTAGGCAGCACCTGAACGGTTGTAATACTGAGTTGTAGAGACATTTGAAACGCCGCCCGGTACAAACTCAATACCTTCAGCGCCATTTTTTGAAACTACTAATTTAAAACCCGGCGAACTCGTACCAATCCCCAAATTACCAGAGGAATCAATTCTCATCGCCTCTGCACCACCTTCAGAAAAGGCAATAGTGTCAGCCGCAGGGAAGAAGATGCCTGTGTTGGTGTTGCCATCGTTTGTAATGGATGGTGATGCGGCAGAGCCATCAGCAAAGTTAACCACAAGCCCGTTCTGAAGCTGAGTCGTGCCTACCGTACCCTGACTTGGCGCAATCACCTGAGTGATCGGGCTGGTGTAGTACACATAGATGTTGTTTGTGCCGCTTGGAGGTGCAGAGGTGAACGTGATGGTGTTGCCACTGACACTGAACGCACTGCTTGGGTTTTGCGGGACGTTGGAGATGTTGGCCTGCACCTGTGCCACCGACGCCACTGGACGTGACAACGTGAAAGCAACAGTCGATCCGTTGCCACTGAAGTAATCAATGGCAGGGATGAAGCCTTGAGTGATGTTCGTATTGCCAATAAATGCCATATCAGACCACCGTCAATCCGGAAACCCAAACGTCTACTGAAGTGGCTGCGCTTGCGACAACCGCCAATGAATCTGAGGCTTGCAGAATAATCCTGTTTCCTTGGATCACCTCCAACGAACCGCCAACCGGCACAGTGGCTCCTTCTACCAAATAGTAATTGACCGCCGAACGTGTGATGTAAACATCAACAGTGACTGGGGATATTGAAGTGTTTGCCGCTACAAGACTGGCAATAGCCAAAGTGCCAGACGAAACCGTGGTTACAGTCGAGCCGCCCGTGCCGACATTCTTTACCGCATACGATACGTTGGTGTATGTTGCCATTTCTTATCCCATCATAAAAGCGAAGTAGTACGCTTGGTCAACGGGCGCTGATGGGTTTGCCACCGATGCCCAGCCCGTACCGTTAGATTGCAATATATTGCCTGAAGACCCGGAAGAAGTCAGTCCTGTGCCGCCGTAAGCCGCGCCAATTGCCGTACCGTTCCAAGTGCCGTTTGTAAGTGTCGTTCCACCAAAGTTTGCGGTGCTGCTGCTGAAGTTATAAGCAACAGGTAGGAATGCAAATTTGTCCCAAACACCAGCAGCGGTGCTGTTATTTTCCAGAAAAATATACTCAATGCCTCCGCTTGGAACCACATAAATAGTCCCAGATGCGCTGTCAACAACGGTTAAGTTGCCGGTGGAGTTATTGTCAAAAACATACGCTACGCCATTGGAGAGTGTTGTGGCGTTAGGAAGCTGGAATGTTTGAGCCAGTGTCCCAGTGAGAAGATGGAAGTACGAAGAGGCTGCGGTCAGTATGGTTGTTCCAGCAGCAGACGCAGTTGTCGTAAACCCAAGAGAAATATTGTTGATTGCCACAACATTATTGGCATCCCCGTTGACGGACTTTTCAGATGGGTAGGTTACAAACACATCCTTTGTACCGGCAGAAAAACCCAGCGCCGATGGCTGCGTACCCGCGCTATTGGACAGGACTGTTGTACGGGCTAGGGTTGTCCCTGATGAGGTGTATGTGCCAATCCCGACTTCCCACTCCGAGCCGGTCTGCCCAGCAATACAGTAGAACGTGGTGTTGCCGTTACCAATGACGGCAAATGATTGAAACCCTGTTGCCGCACCAAGGAGCGTCACCGTTCCCGCACCCGCCGTGGTGGTGGACTCTTTAACGCGGTCTGCGAGTACGAGTGCCATTGTCTTCCTTAATCTGTCTCAACCAAGGCCCAGTCAGATGTCTCTGTGTCATCTACCAGCGCCCAATTGGGTGTTTCTGAGTTATCTACCAAAGTCCAATTGGCTGTTTCCGCACTATTCACCAGAGCCCAGCCAGCAGATTGAGAATTGTTGACATTTTGCCAGTTTGAAGTTTCGCTGTCATCAACTAATCTCCAATATATGGCAATTACGCTTCCAACTGAGCCAGCGGCCTGAACCCCAGACAGAGCCACAGTAACTACCGGGCCAACCGTTCCAACACTTCCGACCGCCTCATCCCCAGTTTCTGGCACAACTTGGCTTTGAGTTACCGTACCAACTTCCCCTGAAGCCTGAACACCAGACAAGGCCACGGAAACAGATTGCGTAACATCGCCAACACTACCGACAGCCGCATCGCCCGTGATGACTTCCAGCTTGGTGTAGATGACCGTACCAACAGAGTTTGTGGCCTCAACTCCTATAAGGTCAAGCTGAGTATCCCCGCGAGCAACAGTACCAACCGCTCCATCTGCCGATACGCCTGTCAGCGCAATTGTTATGGTTGAAGTCGTTGTGCCAACTTCCCCGTTGGCATGTACTTCTTGTATCTCAGGGAAATTGGTTTCATCTACACCGCCAACATCCGGATTGCACTGAACCCCGGTCAGCGCGACCGTAACATCACTTGTACCTAGTGCGGCAAATGGGCTTTGTGCAAATGCGGAGATACCAAACATGGTTTACGGCGTACACCGCCTCCGCATTAAGTTGTGGCGAATCGCAACAAGGCTGTTGTTGTGGTGTTGGCAGGCATAGTCAGTGTAAACGTGCCAGCCGTGATGGTCTGTGAACCAAACGTATGGACGCTCACTGCGCGGTTACCCTGCGTCGAGTTGTAGATCAGCACAGTATCAAACGCCGTACTCAACGTCACAGACGTGTAGACCAAACTCGCAGAAGGAGTCCAGTAAGCCACGCCAGCAGTTGTCGAGGCGTTGGTGTACGTTGGAGCCGTCGCATTGGTTACAGTCACACCGCCGGGAGAATACCCTGTCCCAGTCACTTCGCCAGAAGTTGAATAGGCGGTAGTCGAGGCATTCAAAGTGGCAGAAGTCAGAAACAACGCGCCCTTGAAAGTGTCATTGGTAGGTGCGGTCAGGCTGGTACGAGAAGTCAATGTAGGCGCACCAAACTGGTGGTAGCCGTACATCAACTCGCTCATAAAAGAGGTACACATTGATTGGGTGTTTGCCATGATGTTTCCTTAAAAAGAGGCTGCTTCGCCGCCACCAAAGACGGGCATTTTCTTCAAAGTCACATGAGCGGAACGGTGGACAAGTTCGCCTTCCAACCAATACTCAACCCATGTGGTTAATTCGTTGTCATTATCGACTGTACCTTCTCGCTTTTCAAGCAAGGAATCGTCCATTTCGCCTTTGGTTGTAGTCACTAGCATTAAATGATCCTTATACAAGCCGAATAAGTGCCGATGTACTGGTGTTAGCAGGCATCGTCACAGTGAAAGTTGATGTTGATGTTTTGTCGTTGCCAAAGTCCAGAACGCAAACTGCGTCCCCAGTGGTATTGTTGTATATCAACGCACCGCGAGCAGTGATTACTCCAGTCCAAGCTGGTGCCGCAAACGTGACGTACACAACGCTCCCAGCCGCTGTCGTGGCAGTGGAGACAGTGGCGGCAATTACTTGCCCGGTAGCCACATAATTCCCGCCCGAAGCCTCGCCTGTGGATGTGTATCCGGTGGTGGTTTCATCAAGCGTTGCAGCGTTTGTGTACAGAGCCAACTTGAAAGCATCAGATGAGAAATTCATCGTGCCGTTCATCAAGGCTGTACGCAGGGTATTGCAGGAGTAGTTCCCAGTGAAGGCCATCAGGTCACCGCCTGTCTATATTGCCCAGACCGGTAAGCATCCTGACGCTCCATACCGTCACCCAGACGTTTGGCCAGTGCAAGGGCTTCTTTGTACTTGCCGTCATACAGCGTAATGATGTCTGTCTCACCCTTCATAAAGGTGTACGCCTCAACCAAAGAGCCATACAACAGCACGGAATCAAAGTTGTCGCCCAACCAAGTCTGGCCAGAAGCCGCAACGGTGATGGACTCGGGATAGTAGTAATAATGCAGCTCAACGTAATACGTAGCGTCGGGGGTTGGGCCAAGAATGACTGACAACTCATTTGAGACTGACCCATTGGTAATTGTTGGGCCAAACAAAGCGTAGTATTTGGGTGCACCTGTGTCGTTCGGTGTTGGATACGCCTGCCGAATGAAATTAACATCTTTGTTCAGCAAATACTCAAATGTGCCTGTATCCAGATTGCCACCCGTAACATCTGTCACCAACGCCAAAGAATAGACTGACAGAAAATCATCTGGCAATGACACATACTTGTTGTTTACCGTGATTGCGGTGTACTGATTCTTGCGAAGAGATGGGAACTGAACCGTGTTGTAGATGCGCTGCTCAGCCTGCTCAATGAAGGTGTTCAACTGCGTCGTTGAAGACACAGTCGCCCCACTTGCAAGGTACGTTTCCGGGAACGTGTTCTCGGTGTACGACTGAATTGCAGCGATCAACTCGGTATAGGTCATGCCATTGGGCCTCGGGCCATCAAGCCTTTAGTTGCCGCGCCAGTACCACGAATTTTGATACCAGTTGTTTTGGTAGGAGGGTAGTCCTGACTGCGTGTGTTTGCAACAGACACATTTGCTTTACGCATAGTCTCTTTTGCTGACTCTTCGCCCACGACAACAGTAGGAACTTTCTTGGGTACTTTGTATGTCGCCATATTATTTACCTCTGCCAGAGCTACGTTGGTTCATAATTTTTGCCATATTGCGACCATACTTCAACATGTCACTGTTGGTCTTGCCACCAGCGCGAAGTTTGGTGGGTTTTTGACCGGGGTGCATGTTTTGTTCATGCTTGCGAACTGCTTTTTTTGCATCCATCATCGACTCCTTATGTCGTTACAACTGTTACTGTACCCAATTCCACCGCTAAAACCAAATTATTTGGAGTCAATGCGGCATCAAAAAACGATGATCCACCGACTGGATTCCACCCCCACTGAAAGATCCGGCTACCGGCTTCTTGTGTGCCCGGGCCAGCCAATCCTGTCCCAGATGGGTCTGTCTGCAATCCGTTCGTCCCTGACAGCAGATAGCTGCGGTCTGGGCGAGGATTTCTCAAAGCCTGCGGGTCGTCCACCGGGAACATACCCAACTGCAATTGCGGCTGGTCAGGATCCCAGCACTCAGGGCAAACCAACAAGTTGTAGTTCTTGGTCTTGATGATCTCAGTCTTCAAGATGCTCAACTTGAACCGTTGGTCGCAGCGATCACATTGAGCAATCGCAAACTTGCCACTGGCAAACCTGTTACCCACCGTTACCTCCCAATGTAGGTCTGACGGGGCACAAGCCGCAACGCAGCTTTCTCATGATCCTCTTGCGCAGCCAATTCCCAAGCCTCGTCATACTGAGCCTTCAGCATGGGGATGCGTTCTGCACCGGGCGGGATCTTGGCAGCGATGTAGTACGACAGGCCAGCGGCCATGCAGGGGATAAACCTGAACGGAACATCCATGATGTTTACACCGCCACCGGCGTCTTGGGTGCGGCGTAGACGCCAATAAACCAATGTGTACTGCTGTGCGTTGTCTGGAGTCGGCCAGACGGTTACAGCGGGCACCTGCTGCCAGTAAACGGCAGTGTTGTCGGCATGGCTGGCTGCGGCAGTGTTTTGCTGGGCGCGGAAACAGTTGTATAGGGTATTCCCTGTGATGTAGCCGTAGTTGATGATCTCGTTCTCAATCTTCACAAATCCGGAGGCTGGCAGGCCATCCACCGAGTCAAGAGTAATCTGGGTGGCGGTGGAGGAAATGCCGCCAACTTGGTCAATCGTTGCGCCAACCGGCGAAGTCATGCCGTTGTACCTCTGGATCCAGATCTGGATCGGTCTGGCTTGGGTGATCTTATTGGGGATCGTGGCATACGTTGAAACACTGATCCGGGTGATGGTCAGGTCTGCCTGATTAGCGGCAACGTTTGCCTGTGTTCTGATGACATGCTCAAGCAGGTCAATGGTGTCGTTGGGCAGGGGGTAGGTGTTCTGGCCTTGGACAAGGTCAATTGTGCCTTGCTCAATTGTCCAAAGGTTGATGCCCCGGTTTGCCCAGTCGGCAAACATGATGTTTAAACTACGGCGGGCGGTACGAAGGTCGTAACCGGTACGCAACTCACCTCCGGCGCGCTCAAACGCCTCCTCGACCAAGTCTGTGAGGTCAAGATTGAATCCTGTTTGCCCAGAGGTTGTTGCCATTATTTCGCCATCCGCATGTTGTCAATCAGGTTTGGATAAGGCCGTCCGGCAGCTTTAGCGGCTGCTTTTGCTTTGGCCTTCTTGGCTGGAGACAGCTTCTTGTGCTTCTTGGCGGGGTTTGGACGATCCCAAACCTCCCCACCCTTAGCGTACATGTCCACATTCTGTGGTTTGTCTTTACGATGGACAACCTTCTTCCCCGGCATCTTGGCCGGATTTATGTCGCCCATGCCGCGTGAGGCCATCATTTGATCATCGTCCCACGGGTTTTGCCACGCTGGGCAATGCCATCTGCACGAGAGGAAGCAGTCATACCACCGCCCTTGTAATTTTTATCCGGCATTTTTACATCCGAATTAGTTTTACTGCGTTGAGCAGGGGGAGGGATGCGAGACTCTGGCTTCTCACCCATATATGGCAATTGCTTGATTGGTACCTTGAACTGAGGGGTATCAGAGGCTGAGCCGCCTTTAGCCATGTTTTTGATCTTGTACGCAGCTTCAGTTTTTCTTTGAGTCTCCGCTTCATCCTTTTGCTCTTGCATCTTTTTGATGTCTTCAGAGGTCAAAGAATCTTCGTAGGTTGTGCCGGGGCGGCGTGGTTTATACGCGCCCATCGTTCCTTCTTTAGTGCTGGTAGTCATGATTCACCTCAATACATCTTGCATCTGGTTTTGCCGCGAGACGCAATGCCATCGGCGCGTTTGGAGGCAGTCATGCCGCCGGAAGCCATCTTCTTGACCTTGCCACCCTTTTTCATTGGGTTGCCAGCTTCGTCATAACCACCACGGCCACCCATGAAATTGCCAGCCTCGTCGTAGCCGGGTTGGCCACCTTTGAATGGTGGGGTTGGAGTACGAGTTCCACGACTCATGCCGGATTCCAAGTCTCTTGCGCCAGAAGGTTTGACTGCGTCGGGATTCACTGAGCCGCGACCAGCGCCAGCGTTTGAAGTTGTACGAGTGCCCCGAGACATGCCAGATTCTGAGGAGCGGGCATCAGATGCCGCAACATTGCTAGGATTTATTGCTCCACGACCAGCGCCAGCAACAGATGTTTTGCGAGTGCCACGGCTTACCCCAGTCTCTGCCAAGCGGCGATCTGCCGGGCGAGTACCACGACCCATACCAGCCTCTGAATCAGGAGATCCCGATGGCATGGCGATGCCGGTGGTGTTGTCTGCAACAGCCGCTGGCGAAAGGCGCTGTTTTGCGGAAGCTGTAGGAGCCACGCCCATTGATGTGCGACGACCTTCATTGCCATAGTTGGCGTCTTCTGCTTCAGGAGCTTTTGACATGTAGTCAGTAATCTGACGACGTGGCTCTTCCCGAGTCTCAGTGGACTCAGGACGAGCTGCGCGGGTGGGATTGGAATCCTCACCCTTGCCACGAGTCAACATATAGCCCAACGCGCCAAGAGCGGCCAGACCTGCGAGGTTCTTTGCTTTTGCCATGTTGGGCTCCTTTTTAGCAGTAAGCTTTGCCGCCGGTCTTCATGCCCAGCGGCTTAGAGCCGGACATTTTGACCATAGCGCCTTTGGTTTTGCCTTTGGTGGCAAGACCATCGCGGCTAGGGGCTGCGGTTTTCACTGCGCCCATTTTGGCCTTGGTGATGCCGCCATTTGCCATTTTTTTCATGCCAGCTTCCTTCATTTCATGTTTGATCATGGATGAGGGTGCGCCCTTCTTTTTCATGAAGGACACTTCTTTTTTCATCATTGCTTTGGATTCAGCCATAGTCTTACCACCTTGTTTAAACAGCTCTTCCGAGCCTTGGTTTGTTTTAGGTCGGTTGACGACCTGCGAATCAGCGCGGGTTTTTGGCCCGCCCTTGAACTTTATGCCTTTGCTGGCCTGACTGAAGTCTTTGCCAACAGATTGAGGGATCCCAGTCTTCTTGGCAAATGCCGGGTTGTGAGCCACGGCATCCATCAGTTTTTTCTGCTTAAGGCTTGTCGCTGGCATCATTTCCCCGCTTGAAGGAGTTGGTCAATTTTTGCCTCAAGGCGGTTAAACCGTTGGTCAATGTGGTCAGTAACTCTTTGCACTTCTGAATTAGTTGCGTAATCACGGGCAATCTCCTCGCGTGTTCGGTTCAATAAAATACTCAGGCGGGCCAGCTCGTCAAATTTTTCACGAATGAAAAACCACAACGCCCCCATGACGAGGGACAGGCCAGCAGACCAGAGCGTGTTGATGTCCATTAGATCATTGTCCCTTTGGTTTTGCCACGTTGAGCAATGCCGTCTGCACGGGCCGAAGCTGTCATGCCGCCCTTTTTCATTTGGACATTTTCGGGTAGCTCTGGATGTTGTCTGCGTATGGCATCGCGCAAAACATCAAGAGGACTTGATTGTTTTTTTCCTCTAGGGGCTGCCCCGGGCGGAGATGCTCCAGAGTCTTGTGCTGCGTCTGAAAGGAAGCTCATGTGTACCTCAACATTTCCATCGGGCCAAAGATGCGGCCTTGCGTGTAGGTTTACCTTTCTCGTCCTTCATGGGGCCGGGCATACCTGACATACGGGCGCAGAACGACTTCTTGCGGGGGCCACCTTGGGGCTGTGGAGCCTTCAGGTTACTGCCCGTTGCGGCGTTGTACTTGGCACGGCCTTTGGCAGTCAAACCCGCCCCCTTAGAGACAGGCAGCTTTTCGCCACGCCCAACTGCGAGGGAGGGGTTTTTCTTAGCCATAGTAAATTGTCCCCGTCACACTTCCGCCAACACCAACGAAGATACCATTCTCGCAAAGAATGCCTTCGCCGGGAATGAAAATTGGTAAGCCTACAGTGTTGTAGGTATCCACCTCCAACAAAATTACTGAATACATCGTGACGTTACCCGATGTTGTCGCAGTTGACGCAGTTGTCACAGTAAAAGTATCTGCTGTGAGTTTTGTCACATCAAACGCTGCGTCAATACCAAGACCGGAAGTGAAGTTTAAAAACACTCGGTCGCCTGTTTCTAACCCGTGTGCAGTCATTGTGATGGTTACCACGCCGCTTGGAGATGTACGTGCATACGTACCTGATTTATTTACGGATGGATCGCAAATAGAGAATGTGCGGGCAGAAACCGTGCCAGACGTAACCACAACACTTTTCAGTCGTGTCTGGTAGCTAACCGCTGTACCAGAGGCAGAAGCGTGATAGGACTTTACGTCGTATTGCATTGTCATGGCCGCACCTTATCCGTAGAAAATGGTTGAGGTCACGCTTGCCGAAGGCAAGAACACACGAATTCCAGTGGTTGCCAAGATGCCTTCCCCGGGAATTAAGGTGTAGAAAGATGTGCCGTTAGAGCAATCTATCTCGGTCAAAAGCTTGGCGTACATAGTCACATTACCGTTTGTTGTTGCGGATGTCACAGTAACCGTAAACGTGTTTGCAGTCAGCACCGTCACCGTGTAAGCGTCATCTGTGGTTGTGCCAGAGGTAAAGTCCAAATACACACGATCCCCAGTGGTCAAACCGTGGGCGGCGATTGTTACGGTGCAAGTTGTGGAACCGGGAACGTTATACGTGCCAGTTTGCGTAACATCATCAACAATTACGGTGTTAAATGCAACAGACGTTGTTGGGGAAATCAACACACCTTTGAGACGGGTGCGGTATGGCACCGCCAAACCTGACGCGGTGTTGTGATACGACTTTACGTCAAATTGCATCGTCATAATCAAACTCCTGATTTAACAGGGGCCGAAGCCCCATTGGGTTGATTAGGTAGTCGAGAATGGTGTTGCAACAGTTCCTGAACCATTCACAGTGCCGGTGACCATGTAGGAGTTTGCAGCGACCGCAACGATTTCAATGAATGTGCCAGCCACGCCGCCTGTGGTTCCACCATTCAAGTTGATGAAGTCAAAGGCGTCTGCGGCTAAAGCGTTGTACGCAACCAGTGCATCGGATGAGTCAGTGTCAACACCAAACAAAGTGCCAATGAACAAATCTGTTCCATTGGTGGCAATTTTCAATGTGCTGGTAGTGATGGTTGTGGGAACCCAAATTGTGTAGCGAACACCTTCGTTGTTGATGGTGTTAGGGTCTTGGCCGGGGCCAGAAGAGGCGGGGTCAGTGGAGACATTGATTGCTGGCAAAGTCACAGTGGTTGTAGCCGCCAAAGCGCCGCCAATAGAAATGATACGACCACCGTGGTCAACAGGATTCAGAGTGGTAGAAGAGGAGATTGCTACAACGGCGCTTGGGCCTTGAGCGTAGAAACCTGTGAGCGCCCGAACTGGGCCTTGAAACGTAGTACGTGCCATGATTGTTCCTTACATGCAAATGAGGGTGTTCTGTCTGCATGTCGTCAGCCGGGACTGTCAGAACACCGGATAACCCCGGGTTGAAAGCAATATACACCATTTAAACGCTGTCAACAAGGTTTAAACATAAAAAAAGGGAGCCGAAGCTCCCTTTCTTTTTTGTGGACTATCAGGCGGAACCTGAAGAACCCCACATACCCAACGGGTCAGACCAGCCGAAGCTATAACGCTCGCGGGCTTTGTAACGCACGTTACCGGTGTCAAAGTCGCCGTCCATGCTGTTTTGCAGCGGGGTGCGGACAAAATGCTTCATACCGTTAGGCACGTCAGTGGTCAGATACCAACCGTTGGTGTCAGTCAAGAAGTGATTGACGGTGTAGCCTTCGGGGATTGCGCCCATCTGTTTCAACGCATTGATGTCGTTGTCAGCAGTGGAAACACGCAGTTCAGTGTCAAGCAAACGCTTGGCAACGAACATGAGTGCTGGAGGCACAATCATTTTCTTAGGCTTGGCTGCGATCAACAAACCACGCTCATCAGTCCAAGCAGCGATTTGAATAACGGCGGCTTCCAAAGAAGTCTCGTTCAAATCAACTTGGGTGCTGGGAGTGTTGCTGTTGGTGCCACCAGAGATCAAGGGGTGACTTGCGTTGAACAAGGACACGCCGTCGCCACCGGGGTAGCTGGAGCTGAAGCCATTGTTCAGGACGGCAGCAGCCTTGACCTGTTTGGTGTATGCCATAGCACGGGCCAAAGACTTGGTATAGCGGGCAGACAACGAGTCATACAAGTTATCTTCCACTGCTTCTTCAGTGATGGAGAAGCCCAAAGCGATGGTTTCGTGGGTATAGCGAGTTGACCATGCTTCTTGTGCATTGTCGTAAGCGATGGCAGAGCCTTCGTTCTTGACAGGTGCGGCAGAGAAGCCGGACAGCTTGGTTTCTTCTTCAAACGAACGCTCAGAGGTCTCTGTTTCGTAGATCTCTTTGTGTTCTTCGCCGTAACGAGCATACTCCATACCGAACAAAGCGTTCAATCCGGGGAGCAACTCTTTCAGCAGTTGTGCGCGTGAAATAGCCATGATTTAGCTCCTTGTTTAAACGCCAGAAGCGATAGTGGTTGTATGAATCTCAAAGTTCCAACGAACGATGAGCTCGGGG